TTTAAAATACATTAACAAATAGAATAATATGCTTACTCCAAAGATGACATCATACGATACAAAGCTGATTCCTGCTATGTATGCAGATGGATGGATACTCGTAGCTATATACGATAATAAGATCTTCTGGCACAAGGAAGAACGAAAGCAAAGAATAAAGAAAGATATAGACCTATCAGACTTTGAAACCTTCTATAAGAAGTATCCAAATAAGAAGAGCAGAAAAGATGCAGAAATAATGTGGGCTCGATTATCTCTGGACGAACAGAACCTAGCTATTATATGAATCGATCGATACCTTATATGGTGGAAGAAGAAGTGAACTGAGAAAGAACATATGCCACACCCTGCTACATGGCTGAATGGTAAAAGGTGGGAAGATGACCTATCTGATCAAGTAAACATCGTAAGAACAGAGTGAGAGAAAAAATCTATCGAACGTGTGAAGGAGGAAGAAGCTATAGATCGAGAGAAAGAAATAATGAATGATAGAATCTATAGAATAAAACAGAATCCTGTAGAATGGGCAAAGGTCGAAGAACTCGCCAAGAGCCAACTCACGGAAGAACAACGTCACTCTACAGCTTATACTATACTTTTAGAGTTTAAGATACGATCCATTGTAAAAACCTATAACCAATAAATTATGACAGAACTAGAAACACTCAGAGATGAGTATGAAAAATACGGACTCACACGATTCAGAGACTACTATGGGATCGGAGTATCGAAGGTATATGAAGCATTCGGACAATCATGACAACAGTGATGGACTCGATCACGTGTATATCCTGAGTTTGTACTTGATGAATCGTCCGTACAGGATCGAAGAGAGAAGTTCTATAGGATAACTGGACTCACGCCAGTACGAAGAGGGGGGAGAACAAAGGAAGAGCGCATGGAGTGGGTACGAGAGGATACTGTGCAGAAAGTAGAGAGATTCAAGGAAGAGTATGTAAAGCCTGAGCCTTATGTATGACCATTCGCCTTTGCCATGAATCGACTATAATAATCACAATTTGTGCGCAATATACAAGATATTCAGAAAAATCATAATCGCTCTGTGATGCGGATACATTGGGAAAATATAAAAAAAATATCATTTAAATTTGCATATATTCTGAATCGCGCTATACTTAGAATAAGTTAAGGCAAGCAACACGGTACACGCTACCTCGAAAGAGATGAAGACCGATGAACTAACTATAAGAAACTGAAACCAACTACAGCTTATCTCTATATATAGAATCGTTCGCAGGTCGAACACATGATTGCTATTGAGGTAGGTTGAATGCTGGAAACAGCTGATTCGCTAGAAGCACTCCTATTATAGGGAGTGTGTAGTATGTAGCAAGAGAACATTGCAGACGTTCGGTATCTCTATATACTAGTCGCTAAGTCTGATAACTGCAACGCTTTATGTGTACTACACTTTCCTTATAATCTAACTTATCACTTATGGCTATCATGAAAATCACTTGTTGGGTTGCTATCTGAATCTATCTCTGAATTATCCTTACTAAAATTATCTAACTATGTACTCACTAACAGACCCATGATTGCCTTTCGGAGAATCTTATATATCAGTTGGTACATATCGACAAAATAAACCACGGCCACAACGCTCTTGGCCTGAATCAAGATGCGATTTATACCGAACTCAACAAAGAGTAATCCGAGTATATCGTGACCAAATACTGAACTGATTTCCTGTAATCCATTACAATCAATAATATGAAACTAACACAATATCAAATAGACTTATTTTGATTCGATACAATCCAAGCGGAGTTTATAAATTCAATAATAGGCAATGCTTTTTCACAATGAGTGATTAAGTGAATTGAAGAAATACAAGCTTTAAAAGATAACCAATAAATATATGAAACAAGTAACTATCCGAACTCCTTTTTTCGTGAACCTTTGCTTCCATACACTCCTAATAGCTCCTATTCTAATTATATTTGCTATTTATTGAGCCATGGAGGTGAGTGCAAAGTCTTGTACCGAGCTACACTCAGAAATGTTTTTTAGACAGCCTCCTGTGGCACTACAGCAACGATGCAGTAAAGTTTGGACTCGTATGAATAATCGAATGATCGAAGAGATGGCGCAGAACGAAAGATTTTATATAATAACAAAATAATCTATGTCACCTGAAAAAATCCAACAATCTCAATACGAAGATGAAATGAATCGAGCGCAGGCAGAGGCTGAATATCATCACCAATGCGAAATGCAAGCGCAGGCAGAGGCAGAAGCCGAAGCAGATGCTTATGCTCGGTATCAATATGAGTCTCAATGTCAGGCTGAAGCTGAGGCACAAGCTCAATATGAATGCGAACAATGACCTTACTAACCAATACTAATATGAACAACATAGAAAAACAAAAAAATGATGTCAGGTGCAAGATTCGCAATGTAAAAGAGAACCACAACAACAAATATAAATATCCTCGTGATATTCTTGCTATACTCTCTCTTAGAGAGATGCAGTTAGAAGATTACATTTTTAATTCTCGGGCTGTAAAAACTTTTTAAAATATGGAACACAAATCACTTGCTGAGGCAATTATAGCAGTAATGAACGAAGTAAACTGAGTAGCTAAGTCTATGACAGTTTGAAAATGAAGCAACGCATATCAGGGAGTATCAGATAAGGACGTGAAGACTCTTATGAGAGAATCCATGATGAAAAATTGACTCTCTATCTTGCCAACAGATATACAATCAAAAATACAGATTGATAGATGGGAAGAGGCTGACTCATACAATAATAATGCGATGAAGTCTAAGCAATCAGTATTTACCGAAGTAACTACAAAGTATATCCTTTTGCATACAAGCTGACAATCTATGGAACTTGCAGGCTATTGACAAGGTGTAGACACACAGGACAAGGGTGCAGGAAAGGCGACAACATACGCTCTTAAAAATACCCTTCTTAATATGTTCCTTGTACCTACTGGAGTAGATACAGATGATACTCATAGTGATGATCATCCTACTCCTCCAAAAAAGCAAACCCCTACTGGTTCGACTGCTAAAAACTGGCTGAACTTTCCACAGCTTAAAAAAGCTATCGAGTGAGGAACTGATACTGAGGCATTGCTTACTCAGTGGGTGATCGACAACGAATACGATCTATCAGGTGACATGAAAAAATGTATACGTACATATTGTGATACTGGAGATCTTATAGCGCCTGAATGGAAAAAATAACCCTAATAAAACATGCTAGAATTACCAATATATACCTCTCAAATAGACTCAATCCCACCTCCTGAACGATCTGATTACGCAAAGTATGTAGATTTTGTCTTATCCTGAGAATCAGATCCCGAATTTGACCCTGAATTTTATCTCTGACCTGAAACTATTATTGTATGACACTCACAGAATCAGCCGCTTACAAAAAGAACCTGGCAGAACTCGCAATGATAGACGAACAGATTGCAATCTATTGAACTATGCTTGCGAATCTTGCAACTCTTCGCAAGAAGAGACGTGCTATCAAGGAGAGGATCAACTCGCTCACTAAACATTATTCATAACCTATTTTTTATGCAAAAATATATCCAGTTTATAAATGAGTTTCACGAGTGAAACCAAGTAGAGATTGATTTTATCAATACTCAATAATTTTCTTGCAATAATTAAAATATCTGTATAATGTATGAGACTAAAGAGGTGGATTATTCCACGTTCCGACTTAATTTATAAGTCTCATACTTGCCAGTTCTCTTTAGTCGGAACAGCTGGCAGATATGAGATTTTTATTATTATGGAGGAAATATGGAAAGATATACCTTGATGTGAGTGATTATATCAAGTTAGTAATTTATGAAAAATAAAAAGTTTAAAATTTTGAAGATGGAAGAATAAGGAAATAATAATGAGACCACAGAATGATAGATGATATTTGAGTATTGCATTGAAAAATTCTATAAATAAGAAACAACAAAAAGTTCACAGAATTGTATTAGTAGCATTTGTATGATTTTCAAATTTACCAGTAAATCATATCAATTGAATTAAAACAGATAATAGATTATGTAATCTTGAATACTGTACTAAAAGTGAAAATGAAAGACATAAATATCATATTTTAAATATTAAGCCATATTTAAAATGAAGAATATGAATTCTAAATCACAATAGTAAAAGAACATATCAATATAGTTTAGATTGAAATTTAATAAAAGTATGGGATTCATTGGCAGATATAAATAGATCGTGTTGATATAATATTAGAAATATAAGCTCTTGTTGCTTATGAAAACAGAAAACAAGTATGGGTTTTATTTGGAAATACTCTTAATTTAAAAAATATGATAGATAAAAATAGTTTAATTGAATTAGTAAATAATTATCACTGATCTAATAATATAGAGATAGACTTTATTAAAAATAAAGTATCTTTAGATAATGATTTGAATGAAGTCGAGCATATACTTGACTTCATGTACTCAAACAAACATAAAAAACTTGAATGACTTTCGTACAAACTAATGCTTGCAAAGACTAAGAAATGGGATATTCAACTACAAAAGGTATCTATAAAGGATACTGAAGTAGAATGAGTAGACTATGAAGTACATCTTGATTTTGAAGATGGTTTTAAAATAGTGAAACTCATATCAAAACAATGTTATGAAAGAGAATGAAAGATTATGTCGCATTGTGTAGGATCTTATTTTGGTCGTGACTCTATAATTTATTCACTTCGAGACTCAAAAAATAATCCTCATTGTACTATCGAGGATTGAAACCAAATAAAGTGAAAATGAAACGGAAGTATAGATCCAAAATATGTAGACTACATTGTGAAGTTTCTAGAAAAAACTTGAATGACAGTTTGAGAAAATGAGATGAAGAATATTGGCTATGTGAATATAGGTAAATTAAAAGAGGACTTGGATATAGATTTTCACGATAGTACAAAAAACCTTTTATATAAAGATATGTACTATCCAACTAATAAAGGTATAGAAAATCTCTTAGATTCTGAATGAAATGAGATTAAAAACCTTGCATTGCTTGACTACTTCCCTATGTTAAAGGAAGAAGAAAAAGAGAATCAATGGTCATTAAAACTTGCTATAGATATTAAATGACTTGCAATTGGTTTTGTAGAGTTTATGAAAAAAACAAAAAGTAAGTGAGTAACTGAAAAAGATAATTGTTATACAGGTGGTGACTATGCACAGATGATTGGTGGTTACTCTGCAAAGATGAGTGGTGGTGACTATGCACAGATGAGTGGTGGTTACTCTGCACAGATGAGTGGTGGTGACTATGCACAGATGAGTGGTGGTGACTATGCACAGATGAGTGGTGGTGACTATGCACAGATGATTGGTGGTTACTCTGCACAGATGAGTGGTGGTTACTCTGCAAAGATGAGTGGTGGTTACTCTGCACAGATGAGTGGTGGTTACTCTGCAAAGATGAGTGGTGGTGACTATGCACAGATGAGTGGTGGTTACTCTGCAAAGATGAGTGGTGGTGACTATGCAAAGATGAGTGGTGGTTACTCTGCACAGATGAGTGGTGGTTACTCTGCAAAGATGAGTGGGTGAGAACACTCTATGATAATGGCAAGTACAGATTCAAAAATACAATGAAAACTATGATCTCTAATTGTAATTGCAAATAGAGAATATAATTATCCTTATGCTATAAAAGAATATAAGGCTTCAATAATTGACTGAGAAATTCTAAAAGAAAATACCTGGTATACCCTCAAAAATTGAGAATTTACTATTACTAACTAAATATTTATGAAAAGATCAACTTCACTCATCCCGAATGTAGTGTTCTATACAAAATACAGCGACTGTCAGATAAAAGATGCAATTCTCGCTGAGATGCGCTACCGTGGAAATGTTATTACACTACCGCAAATCGGTAATATGCTTGTAAACTGATTCCGACTCCTTGGGAGTTACGGAAAAGCATTTGAAAAACTCCGTAAGATGTGATATGATATAGAAACTGTTGTATCTCAGAAGGATAAGCATACTATCACAAAATACGTTCTGAAAAATCCAAACTTTAATTCCACTGACTACGAATAATATGCAAGATATAAAAATCACGAAGGCGATAATCAACGAACGCCGAGAACTCTCAGTCAATCTTTTAATAAAAGAGTGAGACTATACAGAGATTGAAGCAGAACTACTCAGACAATGCAAGCTCTCAGGTGATACAATAGATATTGTTATATCCTGACTTGTAAAGGTAGATAATGAGGACGAGATAAAAAAGGCTCGTCAGATTCTCGGACTGACTATGCAAGACTATTGCAAAGCCTTTCACTACCAAGAAAAGGATATTGCAGAGGAATTATATCGAAAGTACAAAATCAAATCTCGCATAGAACTTACATTAGAGCAAGTACAGAACGAAATAGAAAACTACAAAATATCCATTAGAACATGACAATCATAATATGATCTACGAAAAACTATCAAAACCTCACTCCTCAGAACTTCCTCCCGCATATTCTAAAAAGGATATTCGAGAGATGAAGAGAAAGTGAGAACGTGTACGAATACTTGTTGAACTTTTACAAAATAACTTATAGAATATGGATTCTCAACACGCAATCTACAATTTAGAGTCGTACATACGACAATGTACAATACAATCCTGTTGGAGTCGTAATATAGGTCTATCATCCGTCTTTTCTGAGATGATAGATACTGCGTACAAGCAGATAGAATTGTACAAGGTAGGGAAGTGAAGATTGCAGGCTGAAAATATCCAATAAAAACAAATAATCCGCCACGAGTCGCAGTTACTAAAATAGTTGATTTTATAAAAATATCAGTATAATAAATCTGCTATAACATTAAAGAGAGATTTGCCATTAAGGGCATTTACTCGGGGTTGTTATAGCAAATCTCCGCCCCGAGTAAGTGTCTTTTTTATTATTATGATAGATGTAAATAAATGGTTAGATATTCCGTGATACGAGTCAATATATCAAATTCTTATTTCTGAAAATAAAGTAAAGAGTTTGAAATTTTGAAAAGTTAAAATATTGAAAGTTGCTAAATGAATATGATGACATTTATATTTTTGAGTAAAAGAAAATTTTAGACATAAAAATATGTATCTTCATAGATTGGTTATGCTTATAAAAGAATGACCTTGTCCTGAATGAATGGAGGTATGTCATAATGACTGAAATCCTGCAAATAATCATCCTGATAATCTTAGGTATTGAACCAGAAGTGATAACGTGCAAGATTCCATAAAACATTGAACTTTTCATAAATTTGATAATCCAATGAAGTGAAAGTTCTATTGAGAAAATCCAAGGTCATTAAAAATAAATCAATATTCATTAAGTTGAGAGTTTATAAAAGAATGGGATTGTATCAAATCATTCTTAAATACAATTGGGAAAGAAAATAGTTCAAGTATTTCTTATTGCTGTAAATGAAAACATAAAACAGCGTATTGATTTATTTGGAAATATAAAAACAAAATCGAACTGAGCGATTCTCAGGGTTAAATATTTTACTATGAACTATGCTCTCCCTATTATCTCGCTTATTGCAATTTCGTCCACTATTTATGCTTTTAATGTCGAAACTGACCCGCAAGTCCTCATCGAAAGAGAGAATCGTGAAAAAGTCATCGCTTGCATGGAAAATGTACAATCCTCAACATGAACCGCAAGAATATTGCAAGAACAGATAGAAAAGTGTGCGAAGATTGGGCTTGTAAGTATTATTGATGCGAAAGCCACGACTGGGAGTGTAATCCCAGTACCCGAACGCAAGTGATATACTACAAAACACTCGCTAATACTCACTGGATCTCATGACTATCGCCAATACTCCGCTCGCAAGGGTGCAGGATGGAAAAATAATAATCCAAGCGGTTTGACATGGGGAATATCAAACACTCTCAAGTGATTATGGAACGATGCAGGTATTGGATATCAAAAATGATCTCTTCGTCCATCGAATGAGTGAGGGAACTACATACTTTTTGATTCAGTCGAAGATGGACTCATGGCAAAAATGATCTCTGTTCGTATCAGATGGGGAAAAGCCACTGTCTCACACTTCCTAGCATGATGGGGTACTGACTCGATATCTCTATCATTCGATAAAGAAAAACGTATAGAGGAGCTATCAGATGGTGAATTCATGGAACTATTCGTGCAACAGTTAAAGAAAGAAACACCTGGGTATATCTCAGAACTTGTCGCAGATAAAATTCTAATAATCCAATAATATGTACACTCTCATAGACTGTTGGGGAGAAAAATACTTCTACGATAACTGATCTATAAATGAAAAATGCCTTTACTTTCTAGGGGTGAGTGAGTATAATAGGAAGAGAATACTAGATGAATATTTTAATCAAAAGTAATATGTTAATTGATAGAAACCAAGTTATACAATGAGACTGCTTAGAAGTATTAAAAGAAATGAAAGATGAAATTATTGATTTAACAGTTACATCTCCTCCTTACGATAATCTTAGGTCTTATAATGGATACTCTTTTGATCTTGAGTGAATAGCAAAAGAATTATATAGAGTTACAAAATCAGGTGGTGTAGTTGTATGGGTAGTTTGAGATCAGACAAGCAAATTTTGTGAATCTATGACTAGTTTCAGACAAGCATTATTTTTTCGAGAATGTTGATTCAATTTGCTTGATACGATGATATATTATAAGCAAAATTATGCACCTGCATATCCTACACTGAGAAGATATGCTAATCAGTTTGAATATATGTTTGTTTTTAGTAAAGGGAATCCAAAAACATTTAATCCAATACAAAAGAAGAAAATTGAACATAGAGCATGAAAAACTTGTTTTAGAAAACCTGATTGAAGTAAAGTACATAAAATACTTGTTGATAATCAAAGAGAAACAAAAGATGCTAGTAATGTTTGGAGTTATCCATCTGGAAATAAAACTATAGATCATCCAGCAGTATTTCCTGAACAGCTTGCTGAAGATCATATCTTATCTTGGAGTAATGAAAAAGATATTGTACTCGATCCATTTGCATGAAGCTGAACAACACTAAAGATGGCTAAGAAAAATAATAGAGATTACTTAGGGATAGAGATAAGTGAAGAATATATAGACATAATAAACAATCGAATATGCTATTTCCAAAACCAACAAAAGTAAAACGAGGAAATACAGTAAGGAAAATAACTTTAGCTACAAAAAGTTTAGTGTATGATCGTGATGGGTGAAAGTGTATTTTACTTGCAAAAATAAATAAATTCGTATTATGATCATATCAAACAGCTTAATTAGTGATCATTTTATATTCCATTGTTCTCGGTAGGTGCTGTTTGATCACTTGCCTATCGAGATCAGTGGATTATTTTTTATTTATGATTAAAAAATGTTGTATCTGTAATGAAGATTTTGTACTTAAAACACATAATCAAATAACTTGTTCAAAAGAATGTGCAAAAAGTAAAGATAAGGAATTTAAAGAAGAAAAATTGAAAGATCCTGAATATAGAAAGATATTCTATGAAAAAAAGAAAGCTAGTGCAATAAAAGATTATCAAAAACATAAAGAAAGATGTATTTTAAATGCTAAAAAACTTAGATATATAAATAATTGTAAGGAATGTTGAAAAGAATTTCAGGCATACTCTAAAACTCTTTTACTTTGTTCAAAAGAATGTCAAAGTATTTGATTAAAAAGAGATAGAATATGAGAAAATAATCCAGCATATAGAAATTGATCTTATACAAAAGAAAGTAATAAATTGATTCATCAAAAATGAAATTCAAAATTTCAAAGAATGTGCAGTATTATGAATAATGAAATGGTAGAAAAATATTGATATAGATTTTGTGAGTATTGCTGAATAAATCAATCTATTCGTTGGGAGCATCATCATATTGTTTTTAGAAGTGAAAAGCCTTGACATGAATTTTTACACGATAAATTAAATACAATTCATTTATGTATAAAATGTCATAATGAATTCCATAAGAATAAATCAAAAAGAGATTCATTAATGAAAGATAGATGACTTGATAAAATATTTTGAATTTTTGTTGAATAACTATCGGGAAGACTGTATTACTTATTTGAAAAATTTATGATAAATAAATCCCTATTTTCCTCTAATTCTGATGAATGGTACACGCCAATGGATTTTTTCACAAAATGCAGTGATGAAGTATGAGGTTTTGATCTTGATCCTTGTTCTGATTGAAAAAATGCAAAGACTGATAAATTTTATACAAAAGAAGATGACGGACTCTCGAAGAAGTGGATATGAAAAGTATTTTGCAATCCTCCATATTCTGATATAGCGAAATGGGCTGAGAAATGTCATACTGAAATAATAGGGGGGGCAGATATAATCTATTTTCTTATTCCAGCTCGTACTGATACTCGATACTTTCACGACTTTCTTTATAAAAAAGAATGAGTAGAGCTTCGTTTCATAAAATGACGTCTAAAGTTTGGATGATCCAAGAACTCTGCTCCTTTTCCATCACTACTAGCAATATTCACAAAATGATCTCATTAAAACTCCCAATGCCTATATCAGTCAATCAGGCTTATGCGTGATTTAAGATCCGTCACAAGTCCAATGCGTATAAGAAATGGGAGATAGAGGCTCGCAATGCACTCAGAACGCAACAGAAATACACCATAGACGGCGATGAGTGGCTTTCGGCTATGTATGTATTCCATACCGATTTGCACTACAAGAATGGCAAGAAAAAGGTTATCGATGTAGGGAACTATGAAAAGGTGCTTTCTGATTTTTTATGTCACGAGATACCAGGATTAGAAGATCACAAGTTTTTGTCGATGACTCTTGTAAAGAAACAGAGTACAGGTGAGGATTATGTGGATATTTTTATAGATGAGCTTGCAATTTAGCTTTATTTTCATATAATGCTCTTGTCTATTCGAGGTAGACAAAGAATCCAGTTTTATATCCAGAGCCTCGAACTCTGGGTAGAAAGTTGGATTTTTTCGTAGTGTAGGGTGAAGTGGTGGCGGAATAGGTAAACGCATACAAATCTTGGTGATTTGGACAGGCCGTTATGGGTAGCAAGCAATGACGGGAAAAGTACAACCAGTGGATCGTACCACATTAAAAATACAGCCAAGAGAAAACCCATATGCAAGGTGACTATACGAGTATGAAACAAAGAGTAACAAAGGAAATTATTAGAAGTCTCCGCTAGGAAACTCTGGAAACAAACTCGACAAATCCTTGCCCAATTCACTCTCATTATGAGAATATTTATTTTTTATTTTTTACTATTATGTGATTATTCGACCTTGTTGCAGATGTTGTTACAGCTCCACTCGATATGACATCTAAAGTTATCAAGCGTACCTGAGAAGAACTAGATAGCTGGTTCTAGCCCCCATCCGAGCCTCATCGCTCGGTATATCGCCTAGGCGACCATAACCCTTAACAATTACTTTTATGAAATTTATTCTACAGATTATCTCAATAATATCATTCATACTATTCACAATGTATCTCATCTCTGCTATGGGAAATACTGATAATTGATCATTCTCAATGGCAATTATAAATCTTACAGTATCATTTTTTTTTTGCCTTTTGGAAAAATATACCATAACCCCTTATCTCCCCATTAACCCTATAGAATATGATAATTAAATCAATCAATAAAATTAAATTATGATATCGTACTACGATATTTCAGAATGACTGAATCACAAAACAGATAATAATTGAATGTGATAATCTACAATGATTAGTAGATAAAATTGGAATATTTATGATAAAATATCGTGACAAAAAGATAGATGATGCTAGCTCACAGTTTTTAGGTATTCATACTGTATACGATGCTGTTCACAAAGAATTAAAGCCTTTAGATTTCTAACTACTCTCTAACTAACTCCCTATGAAAGAAATATTCAGCATAAGAACATTTTTACACGATATAGCCTATAGATACTGTATTCCAAAATGGAAAATGAGAATCATTGAATTTATTATTAAACTCTAGCCCTATGAAATATCTCCTCCTCATCTCAATACTCCTACTGATGATATTTGCCGAGCTTATGACTGAGGTTCAGATTGAAAATGGAGCCTATACTCGTACAGCTATCCAATAATCAAAACCTCCTATGTATACTTTTCTTAATACAGTATGTCCCAAGTGCTGACAGCCACACTCAATACCTACTAACTGGATGGCAGTAACTCCCCCTCCTGTCTCCTGCGGATGTCAGAAAACTACTTTTGTAACTACCTCACTATGAACCCACTAGACCAAGAACTCTATAGATTGTTTGCAGATAAGACGCTAGGCTTTGGATGTGTCGTGAATGCAAATAAATGAGTAACAAAGCAACTTCCACTTATTTGAACATCTTGCATAATATGAGTCGTCTCAGATGAATGAGAAATTGATATTATCAATACATATTTAAAACCTTATAAAGACCATAGCTGAAGCTTTTATAATGATTCATTGGAGTGATTTATGTCTACATATACTATCCTCTGACACGAACCCCAGCTTCACGATGTATTTAGGGTGGTGGCGGAGCAGTTGGGAATAGTATGTGAACTTGCAATATCATCTTTTTCGGATGATTATAAATTGATGTTTTCAAAATGACCTGATACTGTTGAATCATTCTATTATAATCCTACCCTCCCCCTACTTCTCCAAAGTGACACTACGAAATCTGCTCTTATAGACTTATTCTGCTAACTATACCTATATGAACCCATCACACTATCCATCTCTTGAGCTTTGTAAGAGGCTTACATTGGCAAGATTCCCAGCTACAGAAAAATGATTTCCTCATAATTCTTGACCAGAATATTATATTATGCCTTCCATCGCTGAGTTACTTGATGAGTTACCAAGAAGTATATGAGAAAATTGATTAGAAATAGTATTTGCAACTTGTAATTGAGAATCAGATAATTGAGTAATTATTCGATATAAATTTATTCATGTAGTACATAATAATACTCTCTCCAACGCTCTCGCATTAATGTACCTATGGCTTAAAGAAAATAATCACTTATCTAAATAATATGCCTGCTAAGAAATCTATAACATATTGAACCTGACTTATTCCAACCATATCTTATTCTACAGAACATCTTGGATGAGACTCCTATATGGTAACAAAAACCACTGTTGAAATGTTTAATATTAAAATCCCTAAATAACTATGACTACCAACAAACTTGTTCGACTTGATGATGTACTAACTACTATTAACAAATGGGTATGAATAAAATCTTGAAATCATACTACAAGAATTACTTGAAGTATAGAAGATAATATACTCGCTCTCACTACCTATACAGAACCTACCAAGTGAAGCAATCACGCTATCTTGCAGGAGTATATAGATGCTTCATCATCAACAAGTTCTATTAGAACCCTATTGCTGGATATTCAATCCCGCCTTACTGAGTGAATGGAGTATGTCGTGTGAGGTATTTATGAGTTTTCGGATGATGGAAAAGAATGGAAATCGGCAAATCTTGAATCATTTGAAACGAGACTTGGTTTTCATGATAAAATCCGCCCTATCTCTCCTATCTCCTCAGAAGAACTACAGGCGATAGAGCTTCTCAAAAGTTTGAATTATACAGTAACCAAATAATTATATGAAACAATTATCCAGCAATCAGGAATCAGATATCGTCGAGCTACTTACTCAAAAAATTATAGACAATAATCCTACTATGGATTTTGATAAAGTATATGCTTATATTTCCGAAGACCATTTTCCTCCGTTTATGGTTGAATTATATACTTATATAAAATAATCCCTATGACACCTACTGACTACATATCGAGAGATGAAGTAATGAAGATAGAAAAACAATGCTGAGCTTTCGACAAAGTGACATTGCCACTCCTCCAAGAACTCCTTAACGAATTAGATTCCTTAACCACTTAATAATTATGCAATGAAAATACTCAACTACAGACAATAATATATCTTGAATCAGATTCCTCGATGGAAAACTACAAACTTCTCACTCTACAGTATACTATGAGGATTGAAAGGCTTTATGATGAGGAATAGAATGGATAGATGTTCCAACGATTACAACACTTTAATCCTTTACCCTATAGAGATATGACATATATGCCAACGACAGCTGAGCTGGAGGAGATGTGGTTTAATCAAATACAAACTGTATAAAAAGACTTCATGGCAAGAATAGAAGCAGATGGAAGAGTTTGAATAGATTATAATTCCTTCAAAAATATGTGGAGGATATCTTTTAGGCAATTCTACCCACAATCCCGACAAGATATAGAAACCCTTATAAGATTATTTACTCAACCATAACTATATGACAAAATACTCAACACAATCTCTCTACTCCTCTCTCGTCCTTAGGCAACAGCAACTCTCTCATGAGATAGCTACTGAATTTATTAAGAAAATGTACGAATATGAGATAATTGACGAAATCTATTTTATCTGATGAGATCCCACGTGAACACTCGGATATGGAGATGAGTTCTGGAGTCTTTCAGATATGCTAGAAACACTGGATAAGGACTATGATATAGAGGACGTATGGAATTACTACGACTACAACACAGAACACGCAGACCAGGAACATAGACTATCTCTTACTACCTTTATTGGTATGTACAAGTGATATAGTGGTGATCTTTCTACATTATACGAAGAGTACAAGGAAATACGTGAGAAGAATCGCCTATATTGGAAAAGCACAGAAGGTAAGAAGAAACAAGAAGATATGATGAAGCCTTTAATTGATAAGTTCCTCGAAGAAATCAAAACCCTCTCGTAATGAGAGGGGATTTTTTTGTGCCTAGATTTCTTTTGGGATAAGGCTATCTTGGTATTGCTTCCATGTAGTACGGTCTATCTTCCAGAATGAGGAGTCTATATCAGTCTTACGACTCGGGCTGATACCATCCCAGAGTTGTTTCTTTGTGCTTCCCTTGTGTGTTAGGTCGGCATGGCGGAGTACGTTCTCCTTTGGTATTTTAAACACCGCCATGAGGTGTTGTATGAGTTTTCTTGTTGTTGCTCTCTGTTCCGCTGTGAATCCTGGCCCGATTACTTCAATACCGATTCCGTGATAGTTTAATCATACTATGCTCCCCCAGTTTGACGTTCAGGCGTGCCATGTTACTTGTTTAGGATCTGAGAGCTTGTAAGCATCTCCGTTCGAGTCTATAAGAGCGAATGCAGACACAGGATTTTTAGTCTCGTATTTTACTCAGTTCACGTCTGTTCCTGTAAGTACCTTGATATTTCCGTTCAGAGTTCAGGGTGGCGTAGCTGTATGGTGCAATATTATGTAGTCACATGTATTTTCTACTCCTTTTGAATAGTGACGTTGTGTTTTTGAAAGATCTTTTTTAAAAGGAAACATTATTTTCTATCGTAAGTATGTAAAACTGGTCTGATTCCTAGTGACTCGTTTACTGAGGCTATAACGAGCGTTGCGACTCTATCCGCCACTTTATACCTAAGAGGGTCTACTATGCCCTCTACGCGAGTGTAATTTCCTTCATATCATCGTTCTACTCGTTGTAGCATGAGTATATCTTGAAGAAGTGCTGTACTGATTTCTATAGTTGCTTTCATAATTCTATAGTTCACGAGATGGGGCGATAGTTCGGGTCACTGCACTTGTGATTGATTCCGAATATTTGATGATTGCAAGATGAGCAAGTGTGAATACCCATATTAGATTGATTTAGAGAGCATCTTCCTGAGTTTTTTTGTATTGAAGTATATATCATATCACTTCAAAAACAATTTCCTATTCTTCTTTGATACTCCAAGTGATTTTAGTATTTTTTCTTGTACTAGTTCGTATTTTTTCATCTCTTTTACTCGCCACTTCTCTGTACTAGATATTTCCTTGTTTCAATCCATGCGTATGTGCATTCTACCCATGTGTGCCAATCACTCAGTATCGTCTAGGATTTCTCTTTTACATTTTGATAAAAAGAAAATACGGAAAGCGGCACTTGCTATTTCACAAGTTGCTATAAGTGTTACCCTATCAGCATTTTTATTTATAGTGTCGATGATTTGATGCGCATATTTTGCATTTCAGCCATGAGAGTTCAAATAAAATGTTACATCTCACTCTCCATTGAGTGTATTTGTAACTATATCCCTCATATTTTCATCTACTCATCATTCTAGGTGTATGTATTTCATATTAGTTCTTATGGTAAAATGTTCAGAAATTCTGTCATGGTTCAGATTGTCTCATATCAGCATCGAATTTATCAAGGGCCTTCTCTACGAGTATACGTGTTGAGATTCCATATTTTCCTTCTATATATCACCTAGCATCATGCCTAGGGAGTTCTTCATAGATTGATAGGTCGAGATCGGGAGATTTGTCTGATAGAGTTTTCATAGAGTGAAGGTTACTTATTCCAAACTACTGGCACGCCCAATAGGATACTTTGCACGTCTTCATACTTAGCTGTTCTGATCTCTTGGATCTTTTCCTCTGAGAGATAACACCGTCCAGTTTGTACTCCTGTGTACTCTTGTTTTCAATAGTGTACCTCTAGTCTGTTGTTATCCTTACACATTGTGCATTCGAGTCAGAATACTTGATACATATTAGTAAAAGCTTAGTGGAATAGGCGAAAGAGCGAGTCAAAGACCGAAAGCAAAACCTGTCATGAGATATGTCCGATTATCAATCCAAAAATCAACGAGAATGTTCTGTAAGCGTATGAAAGTATACAATGTATAGTTTTATAGAATAAAGTTATCCGATATTATGCCCTGGGCGTGGCTTCTTCTTCGGCTTTGGCTTCGGTTTGATAGTGATTTTTACTGTTGGTTTCATTATTTTATTACGTTAAGTTCTAGATTGACTCTATCGGGATCGAGGATCGAATAGATTGCATCGATTTTCTGATTCGTCTGATATGAAAAATAGGTATTCACTATAGTCATTATGAAAATTCCTAGAATGATTCCTATTATGTATGATATGTAGAATTCCTTATCAGTTACTGCCATATTTTTTCTATTACAAAGAGTAAAACAGCGAACCCTCATGTAGCAAGTGCTATCCTGAGATTGATACTAGATACCGATTCATGTAACTTATCTATTTTTTCATTATTCTTTTCTATTTTGTCGGAGTTATCTTTATGTTCTACTTTAGTGGCAAAAGACTCACTCATATAATCGAGTTTCTTTTCTATTCTTGAAACAGCATCGTTTGTGAATTTGATTTCTTGTTTCATCAAAGCGATCTCTGTATTAGTATTAGATGGTGGCATTATACGGATTTTTTACGAGAAATAAAGTTTTTATAGAGAAAATAGGGATACTTGGAGAGAGTTACTGCGAGGAAAAAGCACGTGGCTATCCATCGTGGCGTGCCTTCAACTCGCATCGACTCATAGAATACTTTATTTGCTAATTGGTAGTCAGCGAGAGTTTTCGCCTCTGACCAAAGGAAATCATGAATTATCGATGATTTTATCCACCGAGGATCGTCTCTATCCCATATCAGCGTAACTATCCAAGGTAGACTCGTAAAGTCTGTCTTTGTTCACTTAGGAGCTACTATGTAGAGTCAGCTTCACTTCTCATATCTCTCGTATACTAAGTCATCCGTTAGTACATAGTACGGATTATTTTTAGTAGGGAGTCTTACGGATGAAAATAAGGTGAAGGATGACATATTAGATGTTATAGTATCCAGATACACGAAATATTGTACTAGATGATACTCCCCCTACAGTTAGATTATTAGCATCGACAGAATTATGGAAAAATATTCATCATGAGTTGTCATATGCCTCAGGTATCCCTTTATTCGCTGTCATCGGCGCGGAACCTATATCACAAGCATACCCTGCAAATTCTATTTTATGTCTTGCTCATTGCGTTTTTGGTTGAAATGGAAGAGTGATTCCTAAAAATCAACTAGCTGTTCAGAATGAAGATGCTGCTATTGCAATTACAAAATGTAATTCATTCCCTTTTATTGTATAATCACAGAATCTATCAGAATAAGTTTGTCCAGTTCAGAATGTTGTTGTTCAAAATAATTGAGGAAGTGCCTGACTAGTCCTAGCTTTATACACAGGGCTATTCACTATCACACTCGTAGCTGGTATACTCCAGGTATAAGCTCATCCAGCTGAGAGGATAGCATTGAAGCGACCGATGTTAACGACTGGGTCATTTATAGAATATGTTGGTCAAGATGTCACATTCGCATATTTTTCATTTGTTGTAGTGTTTATAAAATCTCACCAAGTATTAGCTGAAGGTATTCTTGAAGTACCAATAAATACTTGCGAACTTGTAATAGAATATCCAATATACTGAAATAAATCCGCTTCTTTTGTTGCTAACTCAGCACTACCAAGATTCATCCAATTCGTCCCTGCACTTATCGTGATACTCATTGCACTCGTAATAGTCCTCACTACTCTTCCTATCATTATCTTTACAGGTACAGAGGGGGTAGGGTCATTACCTTCGTAGTTCTTGAGAGCGACTGTGAGATTGCCTCCTGAGACTGTACGAGAGATAGAGTATTGGTAGAAGTCAGCATCACCAGAGTATTTGGAGAAAACACTTGATAGATAGTTTTTTATCCCAAGCCCTGTAATCTTCGTCCAAAGTCCAATTCCATTGATTGTAGGGATTGGTGTTGTGTCAGTAACTGCTATTTCAGGAAGTACACCTGAATCGAAGATTTTATCAGCCATAGTTTTTTAGATTAGAGGTCGTCAAGTCCATTTGTCTCCAGTGAATATCCCAAGCCCTGTAATGTTGTCTCATACAGAATCTATTAGTGCGAATCAAGCTGAATCTATGAGATAATGCGCGGATAAGTCTCATATCTGTCTCCGTGTTGTTATCCACGGAGTTGCTGTTGGTCGAGATGGAGAATTCCAGGTAGTAGGCATAGTAATTTAGTTACTTTTATTGTATGAGAATTAGTATCATTATCAACTATTTTTTAGGCTTTACTACTTGTTTAGCTTTTGTGCTAACGCTATTAGGACGCACCATTGTAGTATTTCAAGGAGTAGTTCCATTTGTAGGTTTCTTAGATTTTAAAAGTTTCTCGTATCCTGTTTTTATAAGATAATCAGAATCTTTTAATTTTCAGGCTACTTTTCCGAGTAAGACTTTTGATCCACCCGATATAATACTAGGGATTGCCTGTTTCGGATTCATTATAAGTTGTCCTACTCCTCCTAGAAGTTCAGCTGTACCTGCTATACGACCGAATGATTCTTCTATAGGAAGTCACTTTGCTCTTAGTGCTTTTATATCTTGTTTTACTATATCATCGTAAAGACTTCGTAAAGCTCCATATTTCTTTAGCGCGTCACTAGCCTTTCCATTTCCTACCTGTCCGAGTATTCCATCTTCTGCCTCTCGAATCTTAGCAACTGCTTTTTTCATTACAGAAGAGAATGTATCTCCAAATTCCGTTTTTGCTCCCCAGTCTGTTATAGAGTTTATAAGAGTTCTTTGATTCCCGAGTGTTGGTATATCTATTTCTCCGAGTCATTTAAAATAATCCGACTGTTTCATAAGAGCATTTATATCTCCTTGAATAGCTGGATTTATTGTGCCATTTACAGAAAGCCTCTCTATTTCATCATCAATAGTTTTTGCAATCTCTCAAGCATTATATTTTGTGGTAGTTGCACCCCTTGCATCTTCTACATCTTTCCAATACTTCTTCATTGAGTCATTATAAGCCGATACGCGCTCTGTTGTTGTCTTTGGTACATATCATGCCTCTACGACTGCATCGTCAGCGAGACGAGCCTTATCTTTGATTTTTGATATATCTTTACTCTTTGCAAGTACATTATAAGATGGAGAAGTTGCTTTGAATAATTCCGCTGTTCCATCACTAGACCCGAGAGCTTTCGTAGCAAGTTTTTCCACTCCAGACTCCACTATATCATCTATGGCTCATGGAGCTTTTTTAAGTGCTTTTGGTATTGCTTGTATTTTCGGCGCTACATACTCTGCACCTTTTACGAGTGCATTGCCTCATGTTTTACCTACATATTTTCAAACAGAAGGTGTGAGAAATTCACCTGGATTTTCTCAGATATATTTTGTTGCTTTATCCAGCGCATATGTTGCAGCCTGTACTCCGCCTCACTGTTGGTATTGTTCTTGTATGTTCTGTACTCATTCTCAGGCCGACTTAACAATTCATTTTCATACCATAGACGCAGTATTTCCAAGTCACTCCTTATATGCTGTTGTACCAAGGTTTATGGTTCATCATGCTACATTTAAAAGTGATGGTATTACGTTTAGTGCTGTTTTTCAAGCATTCACGATAGGATTTCCATTTGGATCGATATTATATCGTTCGAGTGTAGGGATTGGATTATGGAACTGCGTTTGAGTATCTGGATAGTATTTTTGTGCAATATAACTAGATATAGCTTCTTTAGGTTTTCATGCCTGTAGGTCTGCAAAAACTGCCTGCTTTTTTGGTGCTTCTACTTTTGGGTCATCGAGGAACCTCTGAATCGGGTCTTGGTTTGGATTTGCCCAATCATATACCTTACTTCATACTCCCTCCATAGTTTTATTATATGAAGAGACTCATGATTTTGCAGTATTAAAGATGTTTTCAAAGAGATTCATATTAGTAGCCTCAGTTAAGTGTTACGGTCTGTCCATTATAATTATATGTAGTCACTCCGCCTGTATTTGTATTGTCTTGTGGTTGTACTGGTTGCTGTTCAGTATCTCCCATTTGCCTCTGCTTTTTTGCAATTAAATTTTCGTATTCCTTTACAAGTGCTTCTACTTTTTTCTTAAAGCCTTCCTCGCTTCATTTGAATGATTTTATTGTAGTGCCATCATCCTCATACTCTGCAAGTTGTGCCAATTCTGTAGAAGAAGATTGGAGCATTCGGAGTTCTTCGTTAGATAATGCACCAAAGGTAGCTCCATCCGCCTTAGCATTTATGAGTTCTTGGAGAGTTTTTCAACTTATGAGGTTCTGTACCTCTGCTAGGTATCAATCCTTGTCTTTTTTAGTCCACGGTGAGAATGCTGTAGTTACGCTTCCTACTGAGTTTGAAAGCGCCTCTGAGTTATCCTTAGAAATAATATTAGTCCATTTATCTCTTAATTTATTAACCTTATTTAACTCTTGCTGTCTTGGTCAATCTGGACTATTATTATATGCCTCTGCTTGCTTCTTGAAGTTTTCTATGCTTCAGAACTCTGCTGTAATTGCCTTGAGTTCTTCTGAATTTGTTCCTATTTTTCCAGATGATAGATAGCTTGAATACTGTGGTACAGATTCAGGTTTGAATTGCTTATTTGCTTGTGTCCCCTGTGTTCCTGTTCCTTGTGCCACTCATTTTAAAGAGCTAGCAAGAGGAGTATTATTATAGTAACCTGTTATTGAACTAGCTGGTACAGTTCGCTCTTGTACTTTTTTATCATTAGCGTAGTTCGAGTCTTTTACATTTACTGTCCCATTTTCAATATTGACTCATGTTACGATTGCAATATGTCAGTATGTCTTATCATATCCTGATCATCCAAAGAATGCCATTCCTCCAACTTCTGGTGTTTTATCTGAGAATGCCTGTACTCTTGCTTCTTTGCTATTTCCACCTGGAGTTGCATTCATACCTGTTCCACGACTAGCATAGAATCCACATTCTCCTCACTCCTCTCATACTTGCTTATTTATGTATGAATTATTCATAATTTTTGCAGATTTCATCTCGTCTGCGGTAACTACATTGCCGTTTGAATCCTGATACATTCCATCATCGAGCTTAGTCCATTTATTATCAGCAATATTTTTAGCTTGTGCAATTTTCATCTGGAAGTCTTGCTCCATCCCCATCTTTTTAAGGTCAAATGACTGAGAAGAAGCAACTTTTTGTGCATCTGATAACTGTCCATTCTGGAGTGACTGGTATTTCTGATATGCTGGACTCTGCTGGATATTCTCTCGCATTTGAGTGAGGTAGTCAGGGAGTGACTTGCCACTTGCATTGAACTCTGCAAGACGAGATTGTACAGTGCTTGTAAATGGTATACCGATCTTCTTGTACTCATCGATAGCGGTCTGAATAGCAGTAGCTGGGTCATTGAGTGCTTCCTGAGCTTGCTTCTTCTCGAATTCTGACTTGTATGTCAACATATCCTTTTGAGACTGTATTTGGCGTTGTTCTGAGGCGATTTGTGCGTTGTTTGCTTGCTGAGTCTTGTACTGTTCCATATTGAGTGCGAGGAGCTGTGTAGAGCTATTTTTGAGCTCAGTATAGAGTCCGCTTGCATTTTGGTACTCGTCACTTGCACTATTGAACAATCGGCGGATAGCCTTGTCTCTATTCGCTTTTATAGCACTTTTGAACGAGTCCGTGACTTCTTTTCACTCGAACTCTAGGTCTACCTCATCGCTTATGTTTTCGAGTTGTCTTTTGTATTCATCATAATCTGCCTTTTTCTCACTCACTACCTTTGCTTGTGTTTCCACTTCTGCGTTATTTGTGAGAGAGTTGTACTCTTCCTGACTCATGCTTCCATCTGATAGAGCCTGTGCTACTGTTGGATTATTAGACATTACATATGCACCCATTTTCTCGCCTGTTTTTACTATATCTACTTCGCCATTCGTGAACGCTCTCGCTCTTTGGAGCTTTGCGAGCATAGCAGGATCGCTCGTGAGGTCAGTATACGCCTGTGTACCCATTAGTAGATCGCCACCCTGCATAGCTGTAGATAGAGAGGCCACATCATAGGTTGTGTATTTTCTGAATGTATTATATCGAGCCTGTGCTTGTCGATACTCAGGTGTGTTGCTAGCTGGTACACTTCCGCCCATTTTTAGCGTGTTGAATATTGTACCAGAGTCCTGTTTTGCTGGATTGAGGAATCCGTCAATAATAGCCTTTTTCTCAGGAGTAGCCTGTGCATATCCACTTGCATTTTTTATTTGCTCAGGAGTCATATTTTGAGTCTTGAACTTTTCGAGATTTGTCATTATCTCTTGTTCTCGTCATTGAGCTTGTGTATAATCTACTGTTGGAGTTTTTGGTGCTGTTGTAGTCGGAGCAACTGGATTTGTAGATGGTGGGTTTACTTCTGTTGTAGGAGCTGGAGCGACTGGAGTTATTGCAGGCTGTTGAGGTGTTGAAAGTCCAGTATTTGGATCTACTGGAGCTTGTGTGAATTTCTGTCAGTCCACTCATGTTACTTCTGTTGTTGGGACAACTGGAGGCGTTGCAGGAGTTGGAGCGACTGGAGTTGTATTTGCCTTTATTATATCAGCTGTCTCAGTCCTTCCGCTTGCTTGTAGACGTGCGATACGGTTCGCATCTGAGTTTACATCAGGAGTTTGAGTAGGCAGAACAACTGGTGTAATATTTCAATACGCCTGAGTTTGTGCCTCATCCCGAGAGATGCCACTAGTTCGGAGTTCCCTGAACTTCGCCCTCTGTTCCATTGTTGTTGCCATCGTTAGATTGGTTAGATTCTATTTCTTCGATTTCCTTGTCGATTTGTTCCTGTATGAGCTTTTCTATTTCATCCGCCTCGAAGTCTATATTTTGCTCTATGAGCTTCTCTATTTCGTCCGCCTCACTCTCTATCATCTTGTCTGTTTTATCTTGCCTATCAGAGAGTTTTGATACATTTTCATCTATTTTCTTCGTCTTCTGCCTTACTAGATTTCTAGTTGTTATATTGTCCTTCTTTAATTCTTCAGTTTTTCGGATTATATCAGAGCATACCTCTGTTTCTGCTTCTTTTATTGTATCTATAGTCTCCTCTTTTGCAAGTTCTATATGAGAATCTATCTCATTTAGTTTTTTCTCTAGTTTCGTAGTATCCGTATTTTCTAGAGTCATCACCTTTTCGTGAGTTTCTTTGAGATACTTTTTGTCGATTGCATCGAGTCCAGTATTGCGAATGAACCCACCACCTGTAGAGTTTTCGAGAGAGAAGAGCTTATTGTGTTCTTCTGTCGTAAGTCCTGCACCTGTAGCACCTGCCGATAGTGAACAAGATACATATCTTGTCAGTGCCGATACTCCGAAGTCTATATTCGCTGTATAAGTCTTCGATAAGTCCATAAAAGGAGTAAAATCATACTGATAGTGTCCTGTTGTTGCATTATATGTCAGTGATCCTGTAGCATCGAGTGAGTTATCTGAGTCATCATATACCAAAACTGAGCCTGATAGACTACTGTCTATAGCTCCGCTTGAGTTATATACTCTTATGTTGATAAGTCATTCGAGAGCCATATTATACTGTAGTTATAGAAAGCATCTGAGCTACTGATGCGTGGACTTCCGCTGGCATACTCTGTGCTATTTTGGCTATTTGGGCTTGCTTTGCATTGATAAATACATCCGCGATAGCTGGAAGTACTACTTTTTTGATAGCTTCATTCATATAGAGTTCCTTTGAGATTCCGATTTCTTCGGTATATCCGAGCTGGACGAGTATCCCATCCAACATAGTGTCTGGGATAGCGTAGGTGATAGTTGTTTGCATAGTTATGTGTGGTTATTCCCAGTACCCTTCAAAATCTACCATAAATGTGATAACTCCTGTTGTTGTCACCGCTCCCACATTCTTCGCCACAATCTGGATAAATTCACCTGGGAATACTACGATAGGTGCTCTATCAAAATCCTTGTCTACGCCTTGTCCGAGTGTTCCGAGTGCTGCAGCTGCAGCGTATGATTCAAATCCGAGAACCTTACGAACTGGAGCCTTGCTTGTCGCTGTAGTAGTAGTAGCGAGAGAGACAGCATTATGTCCGAATGCAAGAGAGTATGCGTATATGACTGGAGTTGCATTACCTGCGAGAACTGTAGTGACTGCTCCTTTTATACTACATCCTGTGATATATAGAGACTTACCTGGTGCGGCACTTGTTCCGAGTGGTACTTGGTATGATGATACGATTCCGTCTGTACTGACTGCGAGAGTAGGGAGAGCAGAGAATTGACCACCGAGACCAGAGCCGAGAGCTGCAGTAGTATTTGTCATTACTGCACCTGCACCTGCGGCGAGTGAGTTTGTATAGAGAGCAGTTGTACCGAGTGTCTGACCTGTTTGACCTTGGTAGCTCATACCTCCACCTCCTGCCATTACATGAGACCAAGCCTTTGACTGGTTCATATCTGCGAGACTCACATTTACTGCACCGATTCTCATTATCTGAGCTGTACCTGCCACAACAGCATTGTTATACGAGCGGAATGTGATAGGAAGTTGCTGAGACTGAGTGACAGAACCTGCGGCTGCTTGACGAGGGATTGTAGCTACACATATATTATCTATCCAGAATACGACTTCATTTGTGTTTCCGTAGATGATAAGTGTGCGAGTTGTATTGATTCCGATGAGTGCATCAAAATCGAGAGGAGCTGATTGTGATTCTGTAGAGTTATTGACTACTACTGCTCGGAGTTCCCCTGTTGCATTGATTCTCAGGAATATACCTTCTGTAGGAACTGCGACACCTGTTGATATACCGAATCCCCATTCGTGTACCATATTTGCTACTGGTACAGCTGAGAACTGGAACTGGATAGATGGAGCGGTTGAGTAACTTGTATAGATAGGGAAACTTCTGTAGGTTGATACACGAGCAACCGCCCCTGATGCGAGTGATGCTGCAGCATTCAGATTAAGGAGTCCGTTAGTTACCGTGACGGTTGAGGTTGTTACTGGAGCTGTCCATAGTGACGAGTTGAGTACAGTACCTGGGAAGTATTCGTTGAACATTGTTGTGTCCTGTCCAGTACGCAGCCGATAGTCTGAAGTGACCTCAGGTGCAAACACACGACGAACACCTGTAACTGTACCTTGGTCTGATTCTGACAACATTGCAGAGAATCCTGCAACATCGACACCTCCGCCAACATCGACTCCTGCTGGAGTTCCATATGGGAGATTTACTTGAGAGTTGAATGTAGCATCTACATTTGCCATTCAGGCGGTATTGGAACCAGTTTCGATAACTGCCATAATAATTAAGAAAAAGAATAAAGAATTTTGCGTTTGCCGAGGACTCGACCACTGGAGATAGCTGTTACCACGAAGTTTCAAGTTCAAGGCTTTGCTATGAATGAGATGTCATCCCATTCCCAATCGTTACCGACTCTACCAGTTGCTACATTTCCAGAAGGAGATACTTGTATCTTAGAACCTGTGGTGATACTTGCGTCTGTGATAGTGAATCGTTTTGAGCGGACTGGAACTCACGAGCCGAAGTCTATCTCTGTTTCTGTAACTGCGAAGCTACCACTTCATCCTGGTATATTTATTGTAGCCGTTGCACCACTTCCACTTGCTGTGACTCCTGAGCCTGTGAAGTTGAGAGTTGTTACTGTTGTCGATTGTGTACTTCACTCATCTTGGACTGTGAGTGTTCCTCATCATCCAGTTCCTGCAATAGTCAGTTGACGAGTTGCCCCTGTTCCTGACGGAGTTATTGTTATGTTCGCACCTGCTACGAGTTCTGCTTCCGTTTGAGCCCTACTCGCTGATGCAAAGTCAGAGATTGCGGTACTTGCTATAGATATAGCGACATTCACTGCACTTGTGATGAGTCCCTTGGCATTTACTACGAATTGTGCGACTGAGCCTGCGAGTCCAAAACTTCCTACATTCGAGTTGACGGTAGCAAGCGTAGTTGCATTACTTCCCTGAGGTGCTGTTATGTCTCCTGTGAGTGCAGCACGAGTCAATAGAGGTGTTGCATCAACATATACGAGAGAAGTATCCACCATCGCACCTGTAGCGTCCTGTGATGCTTCTGTGAAGTCTGATACTGTCGAGGCAGGCTGAGTGCCTGTATGATTAGCACGAGCAAGGAGAGTTGCATCACTTGAGTTGGCTGTTGCACCTGTTGCGATCCCAGAGAGTTTTGTTTTCTCCGCTGTTGTATAGTCGTTGAGTGAGAGTCCTGCATTTGTTCCATTCCCGAGAGGGATAGTAGCATCTGTTCCTGTATCGCTCACTACGATTCCATTGGTTGCTGAGGGTGTATAGGTGAGATTTGTTACTCCTGTTACAGATATTGATGCATATCTTGCATCGGCATCTGCACGAGTAGGAATACTAGTTGTTGCACCGACACCGAGTGCTCTTTTTGTGAATGTATCTGCACCTGTCTGTTCGACTAGTCCTGCGGTTGCATCGAGTCCTGCGAGAGCTGTGAGAGTAGCATCTGAGGCTTGTTTTGTAGCAAGTCCAGTATCCGTATATACCTTTACTGCATTCTGAGTTGGATAGAGTGTTGTACTCGTACCAAGTGTAGTCGTATTATCCTTATTCGCTTGATTTTCTGCTACATATCCTATGTTGTTTTCAGAGATTGCCCAGTTTGTAGAGGTTTGTCATGGAGTATCTACGAGACATCTTACAACATCCCCTGCTGTTACTGCTACTCCTCCGAGAGTTCCTGCAACTGAGATAGTCCATAGGTCACCCTTGAGTATTGCACCTGCTGTACCGCTACCACCTGTCGATGGGAATACATTACCTGACGCTGAGTAGTTCCCTCTATCATCGAGAAGTCATACTACGAGGCCATCAGCATATGATTTTGCAGTGTTGAGAGTATTTGTATCTGCGGTCGCTTGTGCTGTAGAGACTGGCTTGTTCACATCTGAAGTATTATCGACATTCGCAAGTCCTACTTGTGATTTTGTTGGTAGTGCAGGAGTTCCGTGTGTATGATCATCTCTAGCATATGCTGTTCCGACTCATACTGCCGATGATTGCCCATACGCAGTTTCAGTGACTACAGAAGAGGCAGGTGTTCACCCACTTCATACTACGATGTTCCTTACTTCGATATTAGTAGACATTGTATTTAGTATATGAGAATTGTTCTCATAATCAAGTTAATTTATCTCTATTGAGAATCCGAATATTGGTCTATCAGATGCTGTTGTTCCGAACTGGATTTTTATTGTAGATTCTGAGGTGCTGGAATTGATAAAAATAATATCATTATTGGTGTTGGAAATATCAAGAGATGATCATTTTATATATCGTAGACTTCATGATGTTTTTACTATTCTTGCAAACTGAGTAGCGTTTGTGAAGCTACAACGGATTACTACTGTCGCACCTCATGGAATAGTTATATTATTTCCTGATACTGTGCAATTATACTTTTTCGTTATCTTTGCTGTTGTACTTCCGCGTCATACTACTATCTCTTGTGAATAGGTAGTCTCCATATCTCAGTTATTTCCTATTAGGTTCACATCACGATATGTTCCATCTCCAGTAGCTCCAGCACTTGACCAGATATCCATAGTAAAATACTGTTGTCATTCTTGTCACTTATTCTTTAGTAACTTATAATCCTGCCTATCCGCATTTAGCCCAGGTATTTTTTCAAATACTGGGATAAATTCGCCTATTGTAATGTTATCATTTATTGGCTTCATTATCTTTTTACAGAGTTAGCGCTTAGGGTTATATCGAATAGTTTTGGTGTCTTACTATATATTCATGTAGAGCCTATTTGTGCCCCAGCATAAAGAGTTATCCTTGTGCGAGCGTATCAGAATTGACTCTTGTATCCAGCAATTTCTATCGCTTTTGCTACTTCTTGTGGTCATATTTCTCGGAATCAACAGAAGTTCTCGTATTCCTCAAATACTGTTACATAAAATGAACCTATATCTTTTTCCATCTCATCCGTTTGAACTTCTATTTTTATTCAGCATTTTTGAGTCTCTGCTGTTGGAGTATTCCATTCTGGTGTTATTAGTCCTATTCTATATGAAAGGTCTTGCTTTGGTATCTCATGCATTCCTCAATCAAGAGGTCTTAGTGTAATTGTATTTATTCTTTTGTATCATGTTGATTTTATGTATGTTCTAAACCCACCTGATATTATATCAAGCAAGTAATTATTCGATACAAGGTCAAAATTATCTATACCAATTCGTGTGAGTATGAAATTCCTTCATGGCTTTACTCGTGAGAATTTATATAGATTATTCCCTGAGAGTATTACAACTCATTTATCGTATGTTACCTTAGATGCGAGGGATAGCTCTACATATTTCACGTGTTGTATTTGTCGTCATTGATATTGGTAGATTCAATTAGTCCCAATAAGAAAAACATCATATATATTCCCTACTGCTCATAAAACAGTAAAGTCATTGTTCTCTATTTTCGAGACTATATTATAGGCTCATCATGTAAATTCTAATTCGTATACTTGGGTTGTATTTCAGTTTTTACCAACGACCACTATTGAATCGAGATTGACTGCATGAATACGTAGAACCTCAGTTCATGGAGTAAGAGTTGTAGCAATGCTTGTGGTATTTGTAGATACATCAAAATAATATAAAATATTTTTCTTTGCAAAAAGAATATTTTGTATATGCCACCCTATTGCTGTGATTTGTGAGCTTAATGTTGGGTATCCTGACGAAAGAAAAGCACCAATAGATGATCCATTGTAGTTCGCAATTTTTACTCCTAGTGTTCTCTCAAAAAAGTAATTCTGTTGTTCTGCGCCACTTCCGTATGAGATAACTCCATCCCATGCTGTTCCTCAGAGTGAAAGAGTCGTACCATTAAGCATCACACTTGATAGATTGCTCACGAAGTTCCCATAAGGAGTATTTTGGAACCACGTTACTCATGCAAGGCTTCTATCTTCCTCTATATAGTATGCTGTATCTGCACTTATGAATCTTTCCTCTATCTGTACCTCTATTCCATCCATATCCTGTACAGAGTTCTCAGTACCAACAAAATCATCATCAGATATTCCACCTCAGAACGAATTGTAGGTCTTTGAGATGTCGTATTGTGTAAGCATTAGCGAAATTGTGATTGAATAGCCGAACCCTGTTGAACGAATCCATCTCCACGAACTGATAGGTCATTTATTGCATCTCGTAGTCTCTTATCGAATAGATTTTCTTGTGCGATAGCTTCATTGAGTGGCTTTCCAAGATATTCGAGTCCAAATGATACCATCCCATCCTCGATGAGCTCATTTATACGCTCAGGAACTTTCACCTTATCAGCTGTATCGCTTGTTAGTAGTGCTGGAGGCTGTATGATAGCCTCTATGAATAATCACGCTGTCACGGCTTCTGTAGATGTTGGAAACACCCATATAGAGTTATCTTGTATGTAGAAAAAAGGGTCTGACTTGTTCCAATTCGCATAATAGTCCTTTCCATAAGTGAGCATATCGGGGTTTGCCTCACGACAAGGAGTATAGTATGTATCTGTAGCCGAGTATTTGATAAATACACGCTTTGTACGAGTTATTGCCTCTACTCCAATAGTATTGACTGTATACTCTACTTGTCCTATGACTGTATCAGTTTTTCCTTGCTCATAAAAATACTCATCATCGAGCATTCGCATCTTAGCGATTACTTTCTTATAAGCTCGGTTGTAGTGTTTTATTCCTACTACATCAGGATAGCTCGTGATTGTAGAGTGTAGACGATCTTCACGAACATTCGCGATTGCCTGTATTGGTGTTGTGTTTGCCATAGTTATTTTTTAAGAGCGTATCATCCTTTGATAGCAGAGCGGAGATCACGCAATACTGCTTTTCTTTTATCCTCTGTAAAGTCTTTTACTTGTGCAACTCCAGTCTCTCAGCCTATACTATAGAAAACCTCCAGTACATCTGTAGGTTTTCAGTCTAGTTCACAAGTTCTAGTGTGGATTTTATTGAATCTTAGCATTTTTTCGTGTTTTAGTTGGTTCTACCACCTTTTCAACCTTATCGAGTGACTCGAATCCCATATTTGCAAAAATAGTAGCGACTTCCTCTATATCAGTAGAGATAACACCATTTTCATCTGCTACAAAACGGAATCAGTTACGATTTACTACACGACCAGCGGTTGTTTGAAAATTCATATTTAAAAAGTTATATTCCCATTATATGAGAATCCTTCTCATAATCAAGTATATTTTTAGGCACAAAAAATCCCTCCGAAGAGGGACTTTATGATTACGCATTGTAATGAATGGCAATTGCCTTTGCATTCTCTCCAAATATCTTCATTCCCCAGATAATCTGAGCAAGAACATTTGTATAGAATCCGTCAGTACCTTCTGTAACCTTTGTGTCTGATACCTGAAGAACTGCGTTAACAGAACCTTCAGCCATCATAATCATTTCCTTACTAGCATCAAGTGCGGTAGTAACATATACAGGAACTCCACCGATCATACCAATGTATCCTGTCTTTACGACCTGAAAAGCATCGTTAGAACCTGAAGTGAACTGTGTAGCCTGAAGAAGGAGTCCTTCGACATCTGTAGAAACAAAGAGTTTCATGTTTGATACTTTCACATTCTGCTTTCGGAGTGCTGTACGCATTGCGATAACACGACCGTAGATATTAGCTGCAGTTGCTGCAGTAGGTGCGCCTGAATCAATTTTGTTTCCTGCTGGGATGTCTGCAACCTGAGTCACGAGAATCTGATTGACAACTTGGTCATCAAGAAGAGTTCCCATACCTTCAGAGAAGCGAGATGCAACCTTTTGCTCAAGAGAGAGATTAGACTGTACTTCCTGAATGTTCGGGAGAGTAACGCGCTTCTCAGTGTACTTATCGATGATAAGGTTTTCAAGAGTGATAGCAAAGTCAGAAGCAGTGATTGCTCCTCCAGGGCCTACGCCTACGTCACTATTCGTAAGGTCACCTGCACCTGTAATGGTAGAGGCAGTAAATGTAAGAGTTGGGAGAGTCTGTACGCGAACTGTGTCTCCGCGTTGCTTGAGTTCTCCTTCGTATCCACGGTTTGTATGTGCGAGGAATACTGTATCACGATCGAGATTACGGATAACTTCGTTCGAGAAAATAGCGGGGGTAATAATAGTATTAGCCATAATAGAAAAAATTTAGTTTTAAAGTTTTTGACTATCTGGCTTCCTACCTATCTCATAGTAACTTTTCCTGCGTCCATTAGATCACGAATACGATTGTATTCTTTTGGATTATTCTTTGCGATTTTCTCCAGTTCAGCCTTTGTAACAGTTGTCTTCTGTGAGGTAGTTTCTCAGTCAGATAAGCCGAGTGAGTTTGTTCTATCACGATTCTGCTTTGCTTTGTCTGAATTCAAGACAAGAGTTTTAGCGTCTTCGAGTGATAGCCCTTTCTTTGTATATTCGGATAGTTCCTTAGTATACTCAGATAACTCGGGATTTTTATCTAGGAACTTCTCCATTGCATAGTCTTCTTTGGTGAATGTATTGCTAGAGTCTGATGATTTGCTTTCGAGCTCTTTAAGCTTTCGCTTTTGTTCTACGAGAGTCTTCTCGGCTTTTTCTCTTCGTGCTTTTTCTCGAAAATAATCATCTTCGGTAAGTTTCACTGGAGTATCATCAGTTGTGTAATTGTACTCTGTAACATCGGTTACATCGTCAATAACTTCGTCAGTTGCTTCTGTCATAGCATATTGGGTTAACAGATAATAAAAGAAATTTTGTAGAGTGTTCTCGAACTCCAGCCTACCATCCGTAGATAGTAGAATTGGAATCTAAAACCAGTATATGAGATTTATTCTCATAATCAAGTTAAACTTTAGGTCTTGCAACGCCTAGTGTGTTATGATTTACGAGGTCAAATACTCACTTTCTCGCTCTGATATACATACTCGCCTCTTGCACTTTCTTTTGTGTCTCTACACTTGTGATATCGAATTCAGGAGATTGCATAACTTCACGATTGAAGTCTGCAATATACTCTTCTTCGAGTCTTTTGAGTATGAGGAATCAAGGGTGCTTCTTGAGGCTTTCGAGATGTCATTTTTCTTCGGTAGTTAGCATTATTGGATTGTTGGATTATTATTAGCCTGTTGTATTACACTGTTCATCGCCTGAGCCGTGCTTCCTCCATTCGCTTCTCACATATCTGTAGGAACTTGTGGGATATTTGCTATGATCAGCTCGTCTATTCGCTTGATGATAGCTTGTTTCGCTGGAGTATCGAGAGCCTGTGAGTAGATTGCACGGAGTGTTTCTAGATCTTGATTTGGCAACGGATCAGCGAGTTGCTCGTTATTATTGAGGAGTTCAAGATTCCCCATTGCTTCTCGTTCGTCTACACTTGGTGGGATATACTGCATTGGATTTGCATCTACAATACCTGAGTATTCTATACCTGCTCGCATCCAGCTATTGAGTCCGTATCAAGGCTTCATATTCGGCATTATTGTACCTGAGAGTGCAACCCATGTAGCGAATGACTCCTTGTTTTGTGCTTGTACTTCTTCTGCTGATACAATGTAGATATTTATCATTCCACCTGAGAGAAATTCCCTCTTGCGAAGTGAGCGAGAGAATGCTTGTCACTTGTCGAAGATTGCAATATTCTTTGTTGCTTTTTCTCCCATATTCAGTTCGTATGATTTGAATATGTCTTCCCACATTCTCTGATACGACTCTTGATAGTTACTTGAAATATACCTATGAATCTTGTTGCCGTTCTTGTCGAGGATTTGTATCTCTGCTTTTGTCTGGCTTCCACTTGGAGACTGTCCGAATGATGGAGCTTGTGACCCTGTTGCATCGCTTGCGTCTTGCCTCATTTCCTGCTTCATTGCGCCTACTCGTCCTCCTGATTTATTCAGAGGTATTTCTATGAGTGCTGGCTCATTTCATAGGTCTGAGAAATTACCCTCAAAAGTTATTCCGCCAGCTTTTTCCTTATTGAATGCGTTTATATCTATACCGAGCTTTTGATTTACGATTTTATCGCTTCCGAGTTCTTCTATACGAATACCTGCAAGCTCTAGGTTTACGAGTTCATCGTATGTATTCTGAAAGTTTATAACTTCATCGAGGAGAGCGAATCCGAAGAATGACTTATATTTTGGCTTTCGTCTGTGAAGCTGGATAGGATACTTGATTTTCTCAGGATTAGCTACCTCGTCTTCATCAAGTGCTTCGAGTTCTTCTTGCCGAAGTAAATGAGTCATTGTATGATCCCATATCGTCATATACTTCTTGCCTTCATAACAAGTGAAGTGATAGTATATAGTTGTCATCTCGTCATCCTCTACATACTGTACATTGTTTGCTTTAGCTGTAGCCCGTTCCGTCTTGCGTTGTTCCTCAGATATTCCTGCGACTACCTCATCTCTTGAGGACTTATTGTAGTATTTGTTTTTCTTTATGTATTCGAGAGTCACTTGCTTCTCGAATCCTATGTATCGCATCTCTGAGTCCTGATAGTTGCGAGGGTCTGGGATAATAGAAAGAGGATCAATTCCCTTTATAACTGGTCGGTTTGTCTTATCATCGAACTTATCGATAAAAGTCGCATAAATACCATAATAGTTGTTTCCATTGATAATATCCCGCTTAATTTGCTTAATCCCCATCTTTCGGTAGTCGAACTTCGCTACTTTTTCAGCCATCTTTACAATACCATCTTCGAGGACTCACTTCTCAGATACGAGTTTTATATCGAGATCATCTGTGAGGAAAGTCGCCTCTTCGAGTTGCATATGCTTATATGCAAGATTGGAACGAATAAATCCCTCAGGAACATCCTTTAGGATTTCTTTATCGAGGTTTCTTTTTCTATCTCTTTCAGACTGTACATATTGGAGTCCTGCATTGTACTCTTTTTGTACTTTATCCCTGAGTCAATCTATATCCTTGATCATAGTTTGGTGTTATTTATTCCATTATATGAGAATTGTTCTCATAATCAAGTTAAAATCTAGGGCGTGCGATTCAGAGGGGTTTTCTATCGAGATCACCTTTATTTGCGAGATAATCAACTCATTGCGAGAGACAATCTATTACATCATCGTGCTTTCCATTAGGGAACTCATAGAGTTGATCTTCTATTTTCCGAGTAAACGACTTATCAGTCATATCCTTTCTAAGATAGATAGCATGAAGTGATACCTTTGGCTCTAATATGAATTTTATTCTATCCTCTTTTTTCATTTTCGGCTTATAGGTATTTACTATGATATTGCGATTGTTCTGTTTCAAGAATATCCGCAAATCCTCTATAAACTTGGACTGTTCACGATTGATTGCTACATCTTCCACAACAATACTATTTACTCTATATCCATCAGATTGCATTCGATCATACATTGAGAGGATAGCATAGAAAGTCTTAGATGGGGCAGAAGTCTCAGCATATCAGTCGATTTGGTATATATTCCTGGAGATGTTGTGTATTCACATTCCAATTATTACTGCATCATCAGAGCTAGATGATGAAGAGAAAGCAGGATCTACGGATAGAATACAAGTCAGGTCTCATTTTTTTAGTATTCAATCTGCTCGTTCAAAATCAGACTGATTATAGTATTGAATATCCGATAGAGAGAATATGTTACTAGATGAAGCAATAGGATCTTGCTGATAAAGTGCTGAGAAGTCCTTTTTACTCACATTCGCTCGGATCTCCTCGAAGTATGTCTCATCCCATTTTCACTCCCAGAGAATAGGATTTCATTTCTCATCTATAGCAGGGATTTTTAGAATATCCCATTTATCTCATCCGTTTTCTTGCTCTTTTAGGAGGTATCATGCGAGATCGTTTACATTCCATCGTGTCATCATAACGATAATAGCCGAGTCTTGCGATTGTCGGCGTGTATAAAATGTAGAAGTATACCAATCAATTACCCTTTGTTGCGTTGTTGGGCTTTCTGCCTCCATTCGATCCTTTGTGGGATCATCGATTATTCCTATATCAAAACCTTTTCCTGTAAGAGCTCATCATACACCTACTGTATATACTCATCCTCATTTGCTTGTTTCCCAGTTTCCTCATTCCTTTTTATCTTTTGATAGTGCAAATGTAGGAAATATGTTTTTGTAGTCATTATCCTGGACGACTTGTTTCGCTTTACGACCAAAGTCAGAGGCAAGATCAGCTCCATAAGAAGAAATCACAAGCTTTCGTTTTGGATCACGACCAAGACACCAGATGGGAAAACGGATTGATACAAGCTCACTCTTTCCAGTTCGAGGTGGACAGAATATCATCAGACGCTTTATGTCTCATCTCTCTACTGCTTCGAGCTTGTCGATTATTTGTCTATGTATTCATAATCAATTCTGTTGTGCTATCATCTCATATTCTTCTTTTGTATACTTTGTAAAAAAATCGAGCTTTCTATGGCTCAATTCTCTCAGTGCGAGTTCTTTTTGTGCTTGTTCCTTTGTTACCATTGTCAAGTTTGCTTTAGATAAAAGAAATCATTTTCTATATAGCCGTAAATCGAGAGCCTTTTTTATATATTATACAATATCTGTCATAGCTAATAGTTCAGAAGTGGTAAATTCCTTGAGATTACCTATATCTATTCGTTCGGTAGGTTTCCCTGTCAGTAACTGCTTTCTATCAAAATTATTCTTTGCAATATCATTAAGCTGTTTAACATCGTTTACAGAGAGTTCTTCTTTAAGCTGTAGGGTAGTGACTGCTTTGGCTGTAAGTGCTTCTATACCGCTAATAATGCTATCTAATCGCTGTATTTGAATCCTACCTTGCTCTGTTGTCGCAAGTTGTCGCAATTCTTCAAGTATTCTACCTATCGTATCGTGAGAACATTCATATTCTGTACCAGTAAGTTTCTCTTCGATATCGTGTGTTGATAAGCTTGGATTCAATAGATACATTTCTCGTATCTTAGCATTTGTTTCTATGTCTGTTTTCTTCCCTCGTGTCATAGTTATTTAATTATCTTATAAATTGCTTTTAGCTTTTCTTTTAATCACTCAGGTTTATGTTTCATAAATACTCATTTTTTTACTAAAGTTATTCCATAATAAATATCTTCTAATGAAGCATCTTCTATCATGGATTTTACTACAAGTTTCTTATCTCATTTTGATAGAGTCCACTTTGTATAAAATGATTCATTATATTGCTCTGTTTTTATTTTTGTTTCCATAGTTTATTAGTTAGTGATAATGGAATTGGTACATAGAACATATCATCTGTGATTTTATCTTTCATTATTTCATCAAGTTCAGATTCTGATGGATGAGTAGTCAGTGGTAGAGCATTATTTCATTAGTGATATTTCAGCCTGTAGATCCTGTATCATTCCCTCTAGTCTCATCATATTAGCTATCATAGCCTCATTATTAGATGGGATAAGGTTGTGGAGTTCTCAGTATGTTTCTATTTGGTTCTTGCTGAACTTTGTGTTTGTTTCTGACATTAGTATATAATTGTTAAAAGAGTCTGTAGTTATTATCTCTGGCTTTAGATAACGAGCAATTGTGTGCCTACTATGATTAAGCATTTTTGCTACTGCCCTTTGAGAGAATCAAAATGATATATAAAAATAGATTTCCTGTACTTGTTCTGTAGTGAGTTTCATTATTTAAGACGATTAAGTACTTTCCTAACTATAGCGACTCGTTTTCGTACCTGTGGGTCTCTAGGATTCTTGTATTGTCCTGACTGGATATACATTGCGTCCTCAGCGAACCCCTCTTTTGCATTGGTCATGCCATAATCTCGGAGAAATTGCTTACTTCATTTAGCCACAGATTTATCCCATTCTTGTTGATATTGTATCCATTCTTGATCAGTAATCAAGTTATCCTGAATGTAGTGACCAATTTCGTGATCGACGATCATTTGATTAGATACATCGGCTTTATCTTTAAGCTCGCAGACATATACTACCTTATTGATATTGTCGTAATATCATCCGTATGGTCATGTACCGCAAGCTGTTCAGAGTCAAGGGAGCATGAGTCATACAGGGATGACGTTTATAGTTACGAGTGCGAGGATTGATGCTATCATATAAAAAGCCTTCTAATCCCGTGAAGAAGTAGAAGGCAAAATCAAATATTCACGGTCACTTGATTCTGTTATCCATTATATGAAAAAATCAAGACAAAGCAAATCAGATATAAAAAATCCCTATGTATAGTTCTCTCATTCATATACCCAATCTACTCAGTAGGATTCTCAATATATCTTATTTGCAAGATCTGATGATGTTTCTTTTGAAATTATTATCATATTATTATAGTTATATTGCCTCTGTCATCAACTCACCCGTAGGGTTGTATACGTTTACATACTAGAGTATGTGGGAGTTAATAACCAAGTTAAATTCACCAGCCAAGCTGATGACAGAAGTAACATACTTATATTATATCCATTTTCCAAAAATTGCAATAAAAAACTCCCCCGCATCGGCAGTGGAGAATTACAAACACCCTGGCAGATTTCTGTGATATTATTCAATTGTTTTTTCTCATAATTGCAATACAATATTCTAGGTCTATCAAAAACTGTCCTCACTGTAACCTACTCGGGCTTATTCGTTCGTCAAAAAGAAGTGAGATCCTTTCTTAGTAGGTGTATGAAGAATTGTGACAGTTATCTCTCGAAAGAGAGATTTTTATTTATGATCAAGACTCATGCTATACTATGAGATTATTTAAGAAGTAAAAGACAAATTAAAGAATAATTTGCAATCCTGTGAGAATATGATATACTGCCTGTGAATAAATATTCAACTCTTGGCTAGACACCACAGAGATCGTCTAGCCCTCTGTGCGCTATCCAAGACAATCTATAGTATCTAACCGAAAGGAAGGATACTATTTTTGTGAACTCGAACCTTTCACGAGGATATGCTATAAGGACGGGTAATCTGACTTATAGAACAACATCTAGCCACCGAGGATAAAGAATGCTAGCCCCCTTATCACAACGAAGCGACCCGTCTGGGAAGTATAGTTAACTCTCAACCGACACCCGTGTTATTACTAGGGAAAGGAGTATAAATATGTTACTAGTAAGCTCTCAATAAGTAGCTGAAGAAATACCACTATAATAAAAGGGGTAGGGGATTGTATCTGAACATCCCCCACTTCCTCGCTCGCCTGTTGGGAAATAATCCACGCAACTATGACAACACTTCCAAAGATATATTTACTTACGAGAGATCGAGCATTAGAGATCATGTGGTATATGGATTTTATATATGATGAGTTCTGAACTCTCCAATATTCTGATGTATCGGATAAGGTAACGCAGAAAGAATGGATGATAACTCAGATGTACTTTAACAACTGATATACTGCGGATCACGTCATATCACAACTGAAAAGTAAGTATATATTTTAAAATACATTAACAAATAGAATAATATGCTTACTCCAAAGATGACATCATACGATACAAAGCTGATTCCTGCTATGTATGCAGATGGATGGATACTTGTAGCTATATACGATAATAAGATCTTTTGGCATAAGGAAGAACGAAAGCAAAGAATAAAGAAAGACATAGACCTATCAGACTTTGAAGCCTTCTATAAGAAGTATCCAAATAAGAAGAGTAGAAAAGATGCAGAGATCATGTGGGCTCGATTATCCTTAGACGAACAGAACTTAGCTATTATATGAATCGATCGATACCTTATATGGTGGAAGAAGAAGTGAACTGAGAAAGAACACATGCCACACCCTGCTACATGGCTGAATGGTAAAAGATGGGAAGATGACCTATCGGATCAAGTGAACATAATAAGAACTGAATGAGAGAAAAAATCTATCGAACGTGTGAAGGAGGAAGAGGCTATCGACCGAGAGAAAGAAATAATGAATGATAGAATCTATAGAATAAAACAGAATCCTGTAGAATGGGCAAAGCTCGAAGAACTCGCCAAGAGCCAACTCACGGAAGAACAACGTCACTCTACAGCTTATACTATACTTTTAGAGTTTAAGATACGATCCATTGTAAAAACCTATAACCAATAAATTATGACAGAACTAGA